TCAGATGACGACGATCGCAGTGTTGGACTGGTCGATGCAGATATCTGCAGACTTGTGAGGGGCTGCGACGACAGCATCGTTGTCCTGATCGATGCTTACCTTGGAGTCCCGGCCCGCGTAGACTTCGGCCCAGTTGTCCTGGTCAATGTCGACCTTGACCTTTTCCTTGTGCTTGAAGTCGAATTTTTTCTTCCCGCGATATTTGCCCATGGTAAAATCTCCTGATTTCGCTTTTCACCACCCCACCGGGGCAACACCAATGTTTTCAAGACGGGCCGATTTTTCCAAGCACGCAAAGGTAGATAAGACTTTCTGTTTACCATGTTTCGGTGTTCGGATGTCCGTCCTTCGGATTGCTGTCCTCCGTGTTGATCAGGTGTACAGCCATCTTGGCATGCGCACGCGGAAGTGCCCGTCTGCGCCGTTCGGTGGATCATATGCACCATGGCGCGCGTCGCCCGCTTCCCTCCCGGAGGAGGTGGCAATTCGCGTGATCGGCCTACGCCTTCTTGCTGATGCGCGCGGCGTCGAGATGGCGCGCGCGGTGCGTGTGGGCGCGCGGCGCTGGCGCCGAGATCTTGGCGGGACGTGCGGCGAGAATCGGTGGAGGCAGCCGCAAGGCGCGTCATGACGTTGCTGCCACCCGGCACGCCGACGGCCTTCGGCAAGGCGCTGTTCTCAAACGAAGCGTGCGGAAAAACCGACTGTCGTGACGGGGCCGGTCTGCAGGCCGGTCCTCTGGAAGATGCTGCTCTTGAGGGCTATGCCGTGCGAGCGCCTCTCCTGCACACCGTGCGGGACTGCGTCTCGGCTGGAGGTGGCAGGAGGCGCGGTTCGGATGGGGGCGCCGGGTCCATGGCCTGAAAACGAAGACGGACCAGACCGGCGTGGTCTGGTCCGAGCCTTGCGCCAGGACTGGAGTGTGAAGGCCGGTTCGCTTCGCCGGTTGCGGTGATCTGTGCGGGAATACGCCGGCCGGCTACGCCTTTCGTCTAGCTGGCGATCGCGTCGGCCTCGGCGACTGCCTTGACCGTGTCATCCATGGCCAGCGCCTTCACCCCCGAGTGCACCTGCGCATAATTGTCGGCTTCGACATGCACGTCGGTGGTGGCGTTGATCTTGTGGCTGTCGCCGATCTCCTTCTTCATCCGGCCGTAGAAGCTGTGATGCTTGGTGAAGACGAGATTCTTGTCGAAGACACCCTCCCAGTCGATCGCGACGAGGCATTCGACGGCCTTCTCGAAATTGCTTCCCTTGGCGTAGAAGGAGACAATCTCGCCGGTATCCACGCCTTTGACCGAGGAGAAGGTGTTCACATAGGTCTTGCTGTCGTCGCCATTGGCGGCCGCAAAGGATTCGGCGGTGCCGACAACCAGCTTGGCGCCATGCTTGGCATAGCTGCTGGCGTCGATGTCGAAGACGCCGAGCTTCACGTGGGCATTTGCCTGGGCCGCAGTGCCGGTGGCTTCTGCTGCCGCCTCGACCGTGACGCTCACCGGCTGGACGTCGGGCTTCACCCAGCTCCCGATCTTGGCCTCGATGCTGTAGACATACTTTTCGACGATATTGATCGCCTTCTCGACTGAAGCATCCGAGAACTTGCCCCACTTCAGTGTGCTGGCCACCGCCTTCTGGCAGTTCAGCATCAGCTTGGTCAGCGCCTGACCGCCGTTGTGGTAGTCACCGTGGTCGCCGTCCTTGTCGGTCCCGGGGCCAAACCCCCCTTTGTCATTGTGGCCGGAGTCTTTGAACTTCTTGTCGGAATTTGAATATTTCTTTTTGCTATTCTTGGAGCCTCTGTATGCCATCGTCCTTATCCCTCAAGAAAAGATGCCAGAATTTCCAATCATATTGGGCCCCAATGGGTCGGTAAATTAACGTGATGATACTGCTCGCACCGCGATCTAACGCCGCCGATTGATGCGGTGTCGCTTCCGCATAATCCAGAAGTATCATTTCAACAGAATCCTGCCGCGGCGTCACGCTCCGGCGCGGGGCAATATCTGGCGAACAGGGCGCGGGACCGACGATTGTCTCGGCCGCCGCGGCAGCGTGCTCGAACAGGATGGGCATGTCTTGGGAAAGTGCAGGCTTCTACGTGATCCTGCATTTATCTCACAATATCAATGCGATGCGCTTTTCAGCGGCGACCTGAACGGATGCGAACAAGTCGGGAACGGAGCGGCAACTTGTAAAGCGCACCCGGGCATTGCCCAAGAAGAAAACCCCGGCGCGCTGGCGGGCGCAACCGGGGCGGATCAGAAGAAAGCACTCAACTCTCTCGGCGAAGTCTATCCGACCGCGACTGTCGATGCAATCTCGCGGATGCGCCCTGCCATCGAGGCGTTCAATGCCCTGAGCGCCGAGGATCAGCTAATTCTGGCTGATGCGATTGAGCGGAAGTTCTCGGCCGGTGCGCCAATTCCGGCCTTCGATGAAGTTATCGCCGAGGCCCGGCTTTGGGCGTCCTGGGCCAGCCTCGCCGAACTGCGGGCATATCTTCTGGCCTCTTGGGAAGCCCTGCCGGATCTGAACCGTTCGAAGTTCCTCGCCTTCGCCGACAATGATCGGAGGGCGGCGGCATGACCTTCACAATCGAGGAACTCACCGATTTCTGGATGCCCAAAGTTGCCCGAGCCGGGAACGGATGGGCGTCGGGCTTTGCGCGCTCAATCATCCGCCAGTCCAAGCGGCCTGCGTGGGAACCATCCAGGAAGCAACTCGCGATGATGCGGCGGCTCGTCTCCGAGATGACCGCGCATGAAGATTTCGAACTGATCGAAAACTGATTTCACCCTCGCCTCCGTGCCTCGGGCGCGGTGCGGGGGCATCGATTCACCGGAGCATACCGGCACGACCGGGCACATCCTTTCAGCCGCCCTAGCCTCTGACCGTTGAGCGAAATCAGCGGGCTATGACGATCCGGGGAATGACACCCGACCCGAGAGGAAGCGGCTCCTGCTGGCTCTTCTCAGAAACGCGACACGAAACCCGCGCGGCATTGACCGGGGGCGAGACACCGGGACGACTCCCAGGACTCGTTTGGGTGAGATCCCCAAGGGAAGGCGGTTGGCCCCCGATATCAGGCATCGCGTGGATACGGATCGAGGCAGCGCAGGGCCTTCTCTCAGGAAGTGGGGGGAAGGAGCGGGTGCAGGAGTGTGCTTAATGCGAATAGGTAAGTTAAGTAGACCTTAGTATTAGGCATGTGATATAGGTAAAGCAAGCTGACCTAATGAGGATCAGGATGAACAAGATCAAAATCGTAGGCGTAACCACCGCATATGCCGAGGCGTGGGAAGACGGATCGCGGCTCGTCGGCCATGTCGATGTGCTGACCGGCGGCATTCTCATGCAGGGGTGCATTGTCATCGAGCGGCCGAATGGCAGCCACATCTGCATCCCGCCACGTGTGCCGGGCAACCGTGGACAGAACCGCGCGCTCAAGTTCGTGAGCCGAGACCTGAAGGATGCGATCACGAGCGCCGCTGTCGCCGCACTGGAACGCCTCGATGGGTGATCTGGTCCCAATGCCCCAGAATGTTGACGGGGGAGGTGTCGCGGAGCGGGCTTCTTCTCTCTCGCTGTGACAGTCGAAAGGAACGAAAATGGCAATCTATACGAACGACCCCTGCGGCCCCGCATCCGGTGTGGCCATTATTTCCCCCAATGACGTTGCCGACATCGCAGCGCCGGTGCGCGCCTTTCTGGTGAACGAGAATGGCGACGTGACCGTCACGATGATTGACGGCTCTGTGGCGACGCTTTTCGGTCTCACCGCCGGGACGGTCTACCCGTTCAGAATTCGAAAGCTGCACGCGACGGGCACGACCGTAACCGGACTCGTCGGGATGCTGTGATGAAACCAGCGACCGCCGCGATCCGCTTCATGGAAAGCCTCAAGATCCCGGAAGGCCCTCTTGCGGGCCAGCCGGTGAAGCTTGCGCCGTTTCAGAAACAGTTCGTTCGTGGCGCGCTGGCTCCCGAGGTGCAGGTTGCGGTTCTCTCGATCGGCCGGGGCAACGCGAAGACGGCACTGTCGGCAGGCGTAGCTCTTGGGGCGCTGCTTGGCGAATTCGACCGGCAGCCTCGGCGGGAGATCCTGATTGCGGCAAGGACGCGCGATCAGGCCCGCATTGCGTGGGATTTTGTCGCCGGATTCGCGCACTCTTTGCCTGACGAGAAGCAGGAGCTTCTGACCTTCCGGCGCTCGCCGCGCCTTGAAATCGAATACCAGGGCGATGGGGGCGGGCATTTCGTCCGAGCCATCGCGGCGGATGGCAAGTCGATCCTCGGCAGCGCGCCAACGCTCGTTCTCATGGACGAACGCGGGCACTGGCCGCTCGACAAGGGGAACGACCTCGAACACGCGCTTCTGTCCGGTCTCGGCAAGCGGGGCGGCAAAGCGCTGATTATTTCGACCTCGGCGGCGGATGATGCGCACCCCTTCTCGCGCTGGATCGATGATCCGCAGCCCGGAACCTATGTGCAGGAACACCGGCCCCCGCCCGGCCTTCCGGCCGATGACCGCGAAAGCCTGCTGATCGCCAATCCGGGCGCAAAGCACGGCATCGGGGCATCGCTGGAATGGCTGGAAGCAAGCGCGCGGCGGGCCATCGCGCGGGGCGGCTCCACGCTGACGAGTTTCCGGCTCTACAATCGGAATGAGCGTGTCTCCGGTGAAAGCCGCGATGTGCTCTTGACCGTTGACGAATGGATGGCCTGCCAGACCGACGAATTGCCGCCGCGCGCTGGGCCGGTGGTGATCGGCGTCGACCTGGGCGGCTCTGCCAGCATGACAGCGGCGGCGTTCTACTGGCCCGAATCCGGCCGTCTGGAATGTCTTGGCACTTTCCCCTCGATGCCGTCGCTTCTCGACCGGGGGCAGAACGACGGCGTTTCCGACCGTTACGTCACGATGCAGGACCGGGGCGAGTTGTCCGTTCTGGGCGAAAAGACCGTTCCCGTCGCGCCTTGGCTTGTCCAGGTGATGCGGCAGGTCGAGGGCGAGCAGATCGCGGCCTTGACCGCCGACCGCTACAAGCAAGCCGAGCTTGGCGAGGCGATCGACAAGGCGGGCATTCGCTGTCCGATCGTCTGGCGCGGGCAAGGATTCCGGGACGGCGGCGAGGATGTGGAGCGGTTCCGGCGGGCCTGTTTCGACGGCAAGGTGAGGTCACGGCCAAGCCTTCTCATGTCGTCGGCTTTCGCGGATGCGGTCTGCCTGCGCGATCCGGCGAACAATCTGAAACTTGCCAAGGCCCGCAGCACGGGCCGCATTGACGCGGCTTCCGCAACCGTCCTGGCCGTGGCCGAGGGCGCGCGGATGACGGCCCGGCCCGAGAAGAAATCGCGGGGTGCGGTATGGGTATGAAATGGCATCGCCCGTCTTCCGCAGTGCATCGCGACAAGCGCTGGCCCGCGTTGCGCCTGATGGCGAAGCGGCGGGACCACTTCCGCTGCGTCAAATGCTTCGGGCGCGGCAGACTTGAGGTCGATCACATCAAGCCGGTGCGCACGCATCCCGAACTGTCGTTCGATCTGAACAACTTGCAGACGCTTTGCGGGCGCTGCCACGGGGCGAAGACCCGCAAGGAAGTGGGCTTGCCCGAACTCTCCGAAGACCGCCGCGCATGGCGGGACCACGTGCAGGCAATCGCACGAAACCATCGAGCAAAAAGGAACGAAGATGCTTGATTCAGTGAAAATCTCCCGCCGCCAGTCCGAGATCCGGCAGGCGCTTGCGGGGCTGGTCGGGAAGGACAAGCCGACCGACGATGAAACCCGCCAGATGGATGAATTCGACCGCGAATACCGGTCGAACGAAACCCGATACCGCGCCGCGCTGATCGCCGAGGACGACGAGCGCCGGGAGGCGAAGGGCGAGCTTGAGACGCGTTCCGATCGCGAATGGTCCGAGATCATGGCGGGATTTGAGATGCGACAGGTCGCACTGGCGCTTGACGAAGGGCGGCAGATGGATGGCCGCACCGCTGAAATCGTCTCCGAGCTTCGCAGCCATGGCGGCTATCGCGGCGTGCCGGTGCCTTGGGAGGCTTTGGAGATCCGTGCTGGCGAGACGGTCTCGACCGCGACCCCGGCACCGCTCCGAACCGCGCCTATCATGGAGCGCTTGTTCGCATCGTCTGTTGCCGCGCGCATGGGCGGGCAGATGGTCAACATCGGTGTGGGTGAAATTGAGTATCCGGTGTCTACCTCTCAGGTGACGACCGGCTGGGCGGCGAGCGAGGGCGGCAGCGTTGGTTCTCCCACGGCTTATGAGACGACAGATCGTCCGATGAAGCCGGATCACACGCTGGGCGTTCAGATGAAGATCACTCGCAAGGCGCTCAAGCAGTCGGGGGCCGGGCTTGAACAGGCTGTCCGACGCGACATGAACGGCGCCATCGAGGAAGCGCTGGACAAGGCTGTATTTCTCGGCTCCGGGGCATCCGGCGAGCCGACCGGCATTTTTGCCGGTGCCGCTGCTTGGGGCATCGTCTCGACGGCAGTCGGCGACGTGGCGACTTGGGCAACGATCCGCGAGGAAGTGAAGGAGTTCATGCTCGGGAACGCGGCGAACAGCACGAGCGCTGTCCGGGCCATGTTCCGGCCCGAGGTCTGGAACACAATGGACGATTCCATTTGGGATGCGGGCTCCGGCATCACCGAGTGGGACAGGATGGAGAGCAAACTCGCGGCTGCCGTCCTGACGAACAACGCGCTCGCGGCTCCGACTGGCTCGCCTGCCGCATCGAGTGCCGTCCTGACGACGAGTGCGGGCGGGGTTCCGCCTTTCTTCGTTGGCACCTGGGGCGCGGTCGATCTGATTCGGGACCCCTACGCGGACGCAGCGCAGGGCGGGCTGCGGCTCACGGCGTTGGCGACAATGGACGTGACGGTCTCGCGCGCGGTCCAGACCCGCATCCTGACCGGAATTCAATAATGGATCACGGGGTTCATCTTGGGAGCCTTGAAATCCGGGACTCCGGGGACGGCTCGCGCCGTCTCCGGGGCCGCTTCCCCTATGGTAAGCGGGCGGTCATCTCTGACGGCGGAAGGCGCGGAAGGCCCCAGAAGGAGGAGTTCGCTCCGAAGGCGTTCGCCTATCGTGTCGAGAAACCCGACGAGGAAATTCACCTTCTACTTGGGCATTCCTACGACCAGCCGCTTGCGAGCAAGCTGAACGACACGCTGATCCTTGAGGATACCCCGGAGGCACTGAAATTCGAGGCCATCATACTTCCGCCGGTCCAGCGAACGACTTTCTGGATGAATTTCTGGGCCGGATTTCAGGCGGGGCTGATCGTCGGGCTTTCGCCGGGCTTTCGCCTGCCGCCGGAACGCGCCGTTCCCGCCGAGGAGGCCGAGCAGATCGAGGAGGAAGATCCCGAGGAAGGCGACGCGCTGATTCGGACGATTTTTCAAGCGCTTCTGTTCGAAATCTCTCTGGTGACGCGCCCGGCCTATTCCGAAACCGAAGTCGAGGCCCGGAGCCTGATCATGCCGCCGAGGCCGCAGTTTCGTGCCCTTGATCGCTGGAGGCTTTAATGGTCGCGACACTTCATGAAGTCGAAGCGGAACCGGCGGATTGGCCAGCCTCCCCGGCACTGGAACCGGCCGAAGCCGCACTCGATCCGGCGTTCATCTGGCAGCGCATCGAGGCTTGGGTGTCACACCGGTGGACGCCGCGCGAAGTCGTCTGGATTGTCGAGGGACCGGGCGAATGGGTGCCGCGTCTCACACCGGCCGTGATTGAATCGGTCGAGGTCTGGAGCGACGGCTGGCAGGCGGTGGCGCTCGATGCCTCGCCCCTCGGCGGTTACGCTTTGCCCGGCGAAGGGCCGTATCGCTTCACGGCGACGGCTGGCGGCGGCACGGTCCCGGCGGCGGTGAACGAGGCGTTTCGGCGGCTGGCCGAATACTTCGCCGGGCACGATGGGCGATGGAGTGGTGCGACCTCCGAAGTGGAGGAGATCGGCGAGATCAAGACGAGTTCCGAGCGTTCCGTGACCTGGCTCGCGCGGGCGATGGCTTACAGCGGCGCGGCCGATCTTCTGCGACCCTATCGGAGGCTATGACATGGGATTGATTCAGCGAATCTTCGGGAAATCGGAACCGATAGAGAAAAGGGCCAGTGCTTCCGGGTTCACGGCGGAAATCGTCGCGGCGCGGGAGAGTTACATCTCGGGTTCGCGCGGCATCGCCGAACTGACTGCGACGGCGCAGACGTGCATCTCGCTCTGGGAAAACGGGCTCTCGCTCGCGGACGTTTCCGGCACCGATCTGCTCGACCGCCGGTCTCTCGCGCTTCTGGGGCGCTCTGTGGCTCTGCGGGGTGAGGCGTTGTTTCTGATCGGGGACATGGGGCTTGTGCCGTGCAGCGATTGGGATCTTACGACGCGCAACGGCATCCCGCGCGCCTATCGCCTTTCCATCTCCGAGTCTGGCGGCGGGCGCTCGCAAACCGCTTTGGCAGCCGAAGTCATTCACCTGCGCGTCGGCTGCGACGTGGCGGCACCCTACTACGGCACCGCGCCGCTCAAGCGGGCCAGCCTGACGGCCGGGTTGCTGCAGGCGGTGGAATCTGCCTTGGCCGAAGTCTACGAGTTTGCCCCGCTCGGATCGCAGATCGTCCCGTTCCCGGAGAGCGCGGAGACCGACATGGAAAAGCTCGGCCGGGGCTTCCGTGGAAAACGTGGCCGCGTCATGTTGCGGGAGAGCGTGTCTGTTTCAGCGGCGGGCGGGCCGCAGCCCAACGCCGACTGGCGCCCTTCGGACGTGTCGCCGGACCTGTCCAAAAGCATGTCGCTGGAAGCCCTTGCCGCGGCGCGCGACGCGATTGCGGGTTCCTTCGGCGTCTTGCCGGGCCTTCTCAATCCGGCGACCACCGGCCCTATGGTGCGCGAGGCACAACGGCATCTCGCCCAATGGCAACTCCAGCCGATTGCAGCGATCCTTGCCGAGGAGGCATCCCGCAAGCTCGGAACGCGGGTGCAGATTGACACGATGCGGCCCTTGCAGGCGTTCGACGCGGGCGGGCGAGCACGGGCAATGGCGGGAATCATCCAGGCGATGGCTCAGGCGAAGGAATCTGGTGTCGACCCGGCTGCTGCACTGAAACTGGTAGACTGGACTTCTGACGGAATGAGCGATCAGACCTAAAATGATCCCGTAGCTTAACGGGTCACTTTGGACTGACCAGATCAAGAAATTCCCCCGGATCGGCGAGGAAGTGGGGGATGCACGCTTCATTCAAAGCCGCTTCCTCTGGATCTCTTGCTGCCAAACTCAAACATGCGTTGCGTTGGAACAGGAGAAATGACCGACGCTGTTCCTCTTGTCTCTCCGCCATTTCCTCGGCAAGTGCCCGCTGTTCGTGAGCCAACATACCAGCCGCACGCTGATCAATGTCGGATTGCCGCTTGAATTTGTAGTCGGAGGGATCGAAGAAGTAACTATCATCACGATAGCTGGCAGCCATGCAGGCTACACCATCGGTTGACATGAATTGTTCAAATTCTTGGTCCACCGGATATGGGAGGTCTGCGAGGGCGTTGAGCATTTGCCCTGCCACCTGAACCTTACGAGTACGCAGACATTCCTCAACAAGACTAGTGATGTTCTGCAGTTCTGGCTCATGAACTTCCGCTGCTCGGGCCACATCAACGGCGGCCATAGCAGCAAGGACCGCAATCCCTATCTTAATGGCGAAGATCATCTAACGGGCATCCAAGGTGGCTAATATTTTTTCGTTCAAGCGCTCGTGCAGACGATGCAGGCGGTCGAGAGAGGGAACGCGCTTCGACGCCTAAGAAATATTCTAAATGTTTAGCTCTCTTCTGGTAGTCTTCCCTGGCACTTTTTCCGGATTAGATCTGTAATTCCATTGTAAAGCCTGCGAGCAATCGCTTAAAATTTCAAGAAATTCCACTCTATTTTTTGATGTTACTCTTGAATGTTTGTCGGCGTTCCAGATGCTTTCAGCAATTTGCAGGGCGACTTGGTAAAGTGATCTTTCGGACATTTTTCACCTGTTCTTGAGTCGAATGCCTGGCCCGCCGCCGTTGGGATCAATAAATATTACTCCTGCGACCTCCAATGCCGATCGGATTGTCGCGACGGTGCCTTCCTTTAGTATATCGCCTCGCTCAAAACGTGCAATCGTGTTGGGCGAAACTTGCGCGAGTTCGGCGAGTTCGCGGACGCCTAGACCAAGAGCGCTCCGCGCCATTTTGCACTGAATCGGCTGCATTGGTAACATGGTTACTTTTCTGTTGCTCATTTCGTTTCGAGTGGTATAGTAACACAGTTACTAAAAATCTCACAAGGAGCAATGCAATGGCAGCCAAGACCGGATTGCCCGCGCCGCAAGATCACTTTGCCAGAATGCAGACTATCGCCCTGCGTCTTGAGATGATGCTGTCCGCCGCGAACATACTGCAGAACGAAACATGCAACCTGGGCGAGGCCATCGCGATCACCGAAGTCGCGGAGGAACTCGCCCGTGAGCTGAATGCCGGACTAGATTCAAGCCGACTTTCCAGACTTGAGGGCGTGGCATGATCCCGGATCACATTCGAAAAAACTACGAAGCGACCGATGAGAAATTAGGTCGGATCGCGATGCTCCTGCGGGGTGCGTCTTCGCTCATACAGCTCGAAAACCGCCGTAACGAGGCAGATCTCTTGATCGATCTCGCCTTGGAGGCGATGGAGGAAGCGGAAAAGCTCCGTTATTTAGAATGGGTTGGCCTCGGCGGGAAATGTCTTGACCTGCCGCCGGACGAGATCGCCAAAGCGCGCGGGGAGGAGCTTGTGCGCCCGGTGGTTGCCGAGCAGTAGCGAATATTTGGCAGACTGATCACCATTTGGATTGAGAGTCTCACATTCTACTTGCAACGCACCGTGGATTGTGGGAGTTTCATTCCAATTGGAGTGAGGCCGATGCGAGCAAAAGAACTGGTCCCAATTCTGGCGGAGATCTATGGCGTCCCGTTTGAGACGGCGTTCATGATCGACCGTTCGCTATCCGAAGCTGGGCTGCGCGCAAAAGGCCGAGGCCGGAGCCTTCCTGAGATGACACGCCGCGAGGCAATCATTTTCCTCGTTGCCTGCATGATCACGCTCAAGGCCACAAGAGCTGGGCAGGAGGTCCAGTCTTGGTTGTCCGCGGATGGCTGGATCAACGACGAAATCGATCTGGGGGTGGAAGCGCCACAGGAGATGATTGGCGAGGATAAGGCCAAGGGTCCGACCATCCGAAATTATCATATGCGAGAGGTAGTCCAACGTCTCAATTATCAACCAAAAGACGGTGACGGCTTGCCCACATACATCAACATGATCGACTGCCTTGTGGCGGTCTGCGACATGCTGGAAGCCAATCACCTAACCGGCGAGGCACTAAAATTCGAGATCAGCGTTTCGCACGGCTGGGCTGCAGTCTCGGTCAATGAGCGGTTCTCCGGGGGATACTCCGAAATCCGCTTCCAAAGTGAAGCCGGGGCGGATGATCCGATTTCCTTTGAGACGCAAATCAGCAAGTCAGCCGTGGTCTACGGTAACGCGCTTCTGGCGCTGGCGGTCCGCACCGCCCCCGAGTTGAAAGGCAAAAGGAGTGACAATGGGTAAGCGTGTCATTCTTGGCGACCGTCCACCGTCCTACGTTTCCAAGGCTACGTTGGCGGCAGAACTCGACATGAGCGAATCCACAGTGGATTCCTATGTCCAGCGCGGTTTGCTGCCAAAGCCGTTCAAGTGGGGCGGTTCCGTCCGCTGGTGCTGGGCTGATGTGGCTGCTTGTCTCAACGCGCAGGCGGGCAGTGGCAACGATCAATTCATGGCGGGGCTGGATAATGTCTAAGGTGTCCTTGCCGCGCCACGTGCATCGCGTCGCCTCTCGTGGCCGCGAATACTTCTACTATCAGGAGGGAAGGGGAACCGCGCAAGCGGGCGAGCGTATCCGCCTTCCTGATGATCCTCAGACGCCGGAATTCTGGAACGCCGTCCGGCAGGCGCAGGGCACGTTCGGCCCAACGCCGACTGATACGGTTGGCGCGCTGATTGATGCGTTTGAGGTCTCTTGGGAAACCCGTCAACGGAAGATCACCAAGGGCACGCAGGACCATTATCGGCGCTATCTCAAGCCCCCGCGCAAGGCATGGGGCGATTTGCCCGCGCGAGAACTGCGACCGCGCCATGTGGATGCGCTCGTTCGCAAGATCGGGGCTGAGAAGCCGGGGGCTGCGAACAACGTTCTGGATGCCCTCAAGGCGCTGGTCGCTTGGGCGAATGGGCCAGTGGAGCTTCTGACGCATGATCCGACGCAGGGGGTAGAGAGATTTGCGAAGGGCGAGGGGCACCACCCTTGGACGCCTGAACAGCTTGCCCATGCGGAACAGACTTTCACCGGCATGGTGCGGCGCTTCTACTTCCTGAGCCGCTACACGGGTCAGCGGATCAGCGATGTGGTGCGGCTAAACCCCACGCACGAAGACGAGGGCGGTTTCAGCTTGTCGCAAAAGAAAACCGGGGTGAAGCCGTGGTGCCCGATCTTCCCGGAGCTTGAGGCGGAAATGGCGAAATGGGAGCGCAGGCCCGGTCCATATCTCATCCAGGAGGAAGGAAAGGGCAAGGGTAAGCCATTCAGCACCAACCAGATGTGGAAAATTTTTGACCGCGAGCGACAGAAGCACCCAATACTTGCGGGTGCGGTGCCACACGGGTTGCGCGCCAATGCTGTCATCCGCTTGCGGGGCGCTGGTTACTCGGCGCTGCAAATCTCCGACATGGTGGGGATGTCTGTGGAGATGGTGGAACACTATTGCCGACATGCCGACCGGAAGGCCAGCGGGCAGGCGGTGCTGAGGGAGTTGCGTGAACGAAGCGACGACACGACTGTAAAACACTGGAAAAGTGGAAAGCAAAAATGA